AGGAATCCGGGGGGATCGAGTATTCAGCCGACGCCGTCATCTGTCTATGGCGGGACAAGAAGGAATCCGAACGCCTGACAAAAGACTTCACCCGCCTGACGGTCCGGGTCGAAGCGCACGTCCTGAAGAACCGCAACGGGGAGCTGGCAAAGGTCAAGCTGGACTTCACGCCCGCCTGGGCACTATTCACGGACGAAGGAAAAGAAAATCTATCCTATGACGCCGCCCTGGGCAACTGACGGAAATAGGGAATTATGGAAGACCATAAAGAAGGAATGAAGGAACTGCTGGAATCGGACCGCTTCCATTTTAAGATTGAAGTCAACGAAGCCGACGCCGCCGGTTTTAATATCTTCATGGAAGCGCACGGTCGCCACGTTCACGAAGGGCCGGACGTTCTGACCATCGCCGCGCCGCTTCTGAAGGTCACGCTGGGCGATCAAAAAGTTATGGATGAAGGGAAGCTGGGTCTAAACTTCGGGACCACCTTCGCCGCTGGACCTGGTCCGGGACAAGACCTTCGCTGTATCATCGCCGGGGAAGTCACCGTCATTAACGCGCTGGACATGACGCCGGAAGACTGGCGGGCCTTCGCTGATAGGCTGACCACGCGCAACGCCGCCCTGGGGCTGTCCGTCCCTGAACCAAAGGAAGGGGCCGTCCCTATTCCTGGCCGGGCTGCTTTCCCGGTCCCTGGCGGGTACGTCCGCCCTATCTTCGGACTGTCGGAAAGGAAGCAAGACCTTCCGCTTCTGCTGGAATTTCACGAACCACAATCGCCTTTAAATTGGGCTGTGGGCCTGGCTATGTTTTCCTTGACTGATGAAGACAAGGTCCGATCCGGGGACTGGCAGGAAGCAAGCATCCGGGACCTGGAAGACCGCGTCTTCTGCCTGGCGGAACGGGACGCACCGCGCCACGGTCAGCACCGTGAAGACATCCTGGCGGAAGTGCTCAAGCTGCATACGAAAAAGAACTGGTATTATGAAATTGATACCGTCAAAGTCGGGCGGGCCTGGACAAAGCGGGCAACTATCGGAAGTCAATATGCAATCCCTGAAATTCAATTTATCTTCCTGGACACAAAGACCGGGAAGCGGACCTTCCCTTCTGATCCTGCTATCCGTCAACTGCTGGTCCCGCTGGAAGTCAAAGGTCGCCGGGTCACAAAACCTGAAGGGAATGACATCCAGTACCTTCCGAAAGGGCGCTGGAAACTACAATCAATCCGCTGGCGCTGGGTCCAAGCCTTCAATGACGATCTATTATTAACGCCCGCGCTGATAGAATCCGGGAAGCGGAAGGGCCTTCCAATGAAGACCACAAAGGGAAAAACGATCCGCAAGGGCTATCTGATCCGGGTCGCTGACAACGTCTTTAACGCCCTGGGAAGGCTGCGGGCCGAAGGAAGCGGGTCAAAGTATGCCTGCCGCCTTTTAATCATGCTGGCAAGCAACCTGAACAAAACTGAAGACGGCATCAAAGCGGACCGCGTCTTCCGTATGCTGGGAATCCCTAAAGACTACTACGCGGGACATAAGAAGGCGGAAGACCTTGTCGCCGCCGCTGTCCTACGCCTGAAGGAACGGGACATCCGGGCGCTGCTGGTCGGGTCTGACGAATATCCGCGCATCGATCCAAACCCTGACCGCCGGAAGGGTCCTTATTACTGTTTCAAGCGGTCGCCTGAATATACGCCACGGACGGGCATCGTCTCGAAGGAAGACGCCCTGGCTATCGAAGCGGAATATGAATCAATCCCTGATCCGCCGCCAGAGAAGCCGAAGGCCGATCAAATGGTCCTTCCTGGTATGGAAGCACCGCCCGCCCTGCCGATCCCTTCCGGGCCTGACATCCGGGCCGCAAGGGAAGCCGCCGGACTGAACCTTCGCCGCTTCGCTGAAGACATCAAGGGCGGGTCACATAATACCTGGGCGAAATATGAACGGGGCGAACCGATCCGGGTCAAAAGTATCAAGCCGGACGTATGGAAACGGGTCCGGGACTTCATCGCCCAGCACGGGGAAAAGGGTCCTGAAGACGAAGGAAAGGAACCATGAAAAAGCGGTCTTGTATTAGTTTGTTACCTTAAACTGTCACACAAAGGCGGGAAAGCTGTCACACAAAGGCGAAACTATTACAAAACAATTACAAGAATTATCTATGCAAAACAGGAACTTAAACCACATGGACGGAAAAAGCTGTCCGGTAATACTGTCAATAAGACAATGCAGGGGCTTCCCTTACGGTCGCCCTGCTGAAGGGGAAAAAAGGCGGACCGGGCACCCGAAAATCTCTACAACTTTTTCGATTCGGGTAACCGCCGGGTATCTCACGTTCATAATTTTTTCCCTGTTTGATTATTAAAGTTCAAAGCGGAATCAATCAAATTGGGCTAACTTATTAAAATGTTTAAATTATACTTTGATTATAGTGTTTGAACATTTATGCAGAAAATCAAAGCAAAAATCAAAAGAGAATGAAATATTCAAATTGTTCAATTTTGCGGAATTACTAAAAAAGTTTAATTTTGCGGACATGTACGCGACACTATCCGCACGGTTAACGGACATGAGGTCCTGAAGAATACGGGCCGCCCTGGGGGGGGCATGAAAAAAAAGAATAAGGACAAAAGGGTCATATCGCCTGAACGGGAAGCACCACCGCCAATCGAATGGGAATTGCCGGACATCAAGGACGCCTGGGGCGATCTGCCGAACATCGAATGGGAAGATTTACCAAACTTTGAATGGGAAAAATTGCCGGAAATAAAGATCGATTTACCGGACATCAAGGACATTAAGATCGATCTGCCGACATGGGAAGAAATGGAAAAAGGTATAAATAAACCGCCCAAAAAGGGCAAAAAAAGGGGGAAAAAACAATGAAAAATGACTCAAAAGAAGCGGAAAAACTGACGGAATTACTAAAGAAGGCTGACGGTCATCCTATGATGAAAGCTATCCTGGCGGAAGAAGCCGCCGCTGTTCTGGTAAAGCGGACGGAAGCCGTCGGGAAGATCGAGGCCCTGACGAAGGAACGAGACGAAGCCATCCCACGCCTTCAAGCGGACCTGGCCGGGAAGGAAGAAAAATTCAACAAAGCGAAGGCCGCCCTGAACGCCGCAACGGGCGAATTTAACAAGGCAAAGGCCGCGCTGTATGGCGAAAACAACCGCATATCGCATCAAATAGGATTGCAAGAGCAAGTTTTATTTGAAACCGCCGCGCCGGAAATTGACGAAGCTATCACCTTCTTTAATGAAAAGCTGGACTTTTTGCGGTCGCCTGGGCGGATAAGCCGATCCGCTATCGGGTCGGAAAAAAATCTGATTGCCTGGAAAAAGACCACGCGGGAAGAAAGCAACGCCGCCGCTGTTAAAGGGGCGCTGGCATATTGTCAAGCTGCTATCAAGGAACTGGAACGGATGAAGCTGTCGCCCGCTTTGGACATGGAAAAGATTGAACAAATGAAAGCCGGGGTCCCTTCGATTGACGTTTACGCCGAATATCAGGGGGAAAAGCCGCTGGAACGCGGACCTGATCCGCTGGCCGGGCTGAAGTCGGAAAGCCACCTAAACTATGAACTGGCGAAACTTAACGAGAAAATCAAAAAAGTCATAAAGCGATAATGACCGATCATGACCATATAACCGCCCTGAAGGTCGCCGCTGATCCGCTTCGGGTCGCTGACGCCCTGGGCCTTCAAGGTCGGGGAAAACGTTTTTTCTGTCCCGTCTGTCAACCGCAAGGCGGAAAGACGCCGGACCTATCCGTCCGGGACAAGGGCTTCACCTGTCATAAATGCGGCATGAAGGGCGATCTGATAAAGCTGATCGAGGTCGCCGGGAATATGGACTTCCCGTCCGCTGTCGCATGGCTGGAAAGAGAAACAGGAATCCCTTCGCCTGGTCGAAAAAAGGGGGGATATAAGGACACGGGCCGGTCCGCGATCGTCGATCCTGGGCGATCCTGTGAAGCCGCTTCTGTTAAAGATATGGGGTCCGGGGTCGATCCCGCCATATATACCGCCTTTATGGACGCCTGCCGCCCTGTGGACGGACGCGCCCTGGACTGGCTGACAAAGGACAAGGGCATCGCTGAAGACGTGGTCATCGCCCTGGGCCTTCGCTTCTGTGGGCGGGAATATCGGGACATCATGAACGCCCTGACGGAACGCTTCGGGGAAGACGCGCTGCTGGTCGCCGGGCTGCTGAAGCGGTCGAAGACGGGACGCCTGGTCCCTTCCTTCTGGCATTACTACGCGAAGAAGGCGGGCTTCCTGGTCATCCCGTACATGAAGGACGGTCGCCCTGTATATTTGAAGGTCCGCCCGCCTGTATCGAAAAAAGGCGCTGAACGCCTGGGCCTGGTCCGCTTCATGAACACCGCCGCCGCTGTCCCTTGTCTTTACAACGTGGACGCCCTGAACGCCCAGCCGGACAAGGTCCTGATCTGCGAAGGGGAATCTGACACCTGGACGGCGCTGTCCTATGGCTTCGCTGCTATCGGGTCGCCTGGGTCGAGGGCCTTCAAGGAAGCCTGGGTCGAGGACTTCCGGGGCCTGCAAGATACGGACGGACGGTCAAAGGTCTTCCTGGTCCTGGACGCTGACAAGGCCGGGGGGGAAGGGTCGCTGGTCATCGCTGATATGTTTCTGAAGGCCGGACTTCCGGTCCCGCTGAAGCTGATCCTTCCGCCGGGAACGGACTTGACGGACTTCATGAAGGAAGGAAGGACATTATGACGGAAAAAATGAACTATGGACGGACGGTCGCCCTGGTCAATAACAAGGGCGGGGTCGGGAAGACAACGTCAGCCGTCAACCTGGCCGCTGGCATCGCCGCCGGAAGGCGGGTCCTGCTGGTCGATCTGGACGCGCAAGGGTCCGCTTCGCTGTCGCTGGGTCTATCCCGCGCCGATCTGTCACCGGGGACCGCTGAAGTCATCCTGGACGGTCTTCCGATCCGGGAAGCGATCCGCCCGTCATCGGTCAAAGGACTGGACGTCCTTCCGGGTCAAATGACGCTGGCATCTGCTGACCTGGCCTTATCAATCGTGAAGGGCCGGGAAGTGGTCCTGAAGAACGCCTTGACGCCGATCCTGGGGGACTATGACTTCGCCGTCCTGGACTGTCCGCCTTCCCTGGGGCTTCTGACGGTCAACGCCCTGACCGCTGCGGACTTCTTCATCATACCGCTGACGCCTGACTATCTGGCGCTTGAAGGTCTGGTCAATTTTATGGACGCGGTCGAGAAGATACGGTCCGGCATCGGGGGCAAGGTCGCCGCGCCGCTGGGAATCCTCTTGACGCTGGCGGACTATCGCCTGAACGTCACGGAAGAAATCAGCCGCATGATCCGGGGCTATTATGGCCGCCTGGTCTTCAAGACGGAAATCAAGGGCAACGTCCGCCTGAAGGAAGCACCGTCCTTCGGGAAGTCGATCTTCGATTATGACAAAGGGGCCGCTGGCGCTGAAGCATATCGGGAATTAACGAAAGAGGTCTTACAACGCATAAGCAAGGCATAAATCCATAATGAAGGCACAACATAAGGAAGGAAAGGGGGAACTATGGCAACGGGAAAAAAGGCGCTGGACATCTTCACGCCCACAACGGGGAAAAAACCGAAAATCGGGGTTGAAGTCCCGGAACGCATCGAGGGACGCCCACGGGCTGCGGAACCTTATCAGAAGGTCACGGTCACGCTGTTTGAACGTCAAATCATCCACCTGGACAAAGTCGCCCTGACTATCCGGGAACGGACGGGACAAGCGGTCAGCCGGGCGGAACTGATCCGGGCTATCCTGGACAAGGTCGCCGGGGCGCTGAATCCTGAAGGGCCTGACTTTGACAAAAACGTCCGGGACCTGTTTCCGATCCTGAATGAATAACGTCCGCCTGGGGGCCGCCCGCTGCGGTCCCTTTTTGTCCTTCCGCCTTACATCCTGCCTTCTATTTATACGGAAAAAACTAAATAAAAAAATATATTGACAACTGCCTTTTTCCTGTGATATTGATAGATATAAAAATCAGGAAGGGGGTCAGACATGAAGGCAATCGGATATATTAGGGTCAGTACAAGCGGGCAAGTGGAAGACGGGGTCAGTCTGGACGCGCAAGAAGCGAAGGTCCGGGCCTGGGCCGATCTGAACGGCGCTTCCGAAGTGGTCATCTTCCGGGATGAAGGCATAAGCGGAAGCCGATCTGATAACCGTCCGGGACTTCAAGCCGCCCTGGACGTGGTCGGAAAAGGGGACGCCCTGATCGTTTATTCCTTGTCGCGCCTGTCGAGGTCCACAAAGGACACCCTGATCTTATCGGAAACCCTGCTGAAGAAGGAAGCGGACCTGGTCAGCCTATCCGAGAAGATAGACACCACCACCGCCGCCGGGAAAATGGTCTTCCGTATGCTGGCCGTCCTATCTGAATTTGAACGGGATCAAATATCTGACCGGACACGCTTCGCCCTGGCACATAAGAAGGCGAACGGGGAAAAGACCGGGGGGGACGTCCCTTTCGGATACCGGGTCCGCAAAGGGAAGCTATACCGCCACGCCGAAGAACAAAAGGCCGTCCGTCTGATCCTGAACCTGTCCGAGAAGGGGGAATCGCTGCGGGGCATCTGTCGGAATCTGGAAGCCGTCGGGGTCGCACGGAAACGCGGGTCCCTGTCCTGGCATCCGCAAATTATTCAAAGGGTCATCCAAAGGGAAAGCAAAGCCGTATAAACAATAAGCGGAAACCTGTCACACATCGGGCGAAGTGTGACAAAAAAAAGGGGGAAGGAAACATGAAGGCAAAACCGACGAACACCATGAAGCAACTGGTCGCAAGGGTCCCGGAAGAAGTCCACCGGGCCTTGAAGATACGGGCCGCCGAAGAAGGAAAGTCTGTCGCTGTTATAGTCGAAGGTCTGATCCGGGAATATATCCAAAAGGGGGCCGCCCATGACTGAAGACCGCAAGGAAGGCAAAGAACGCCTGGAAGGGCTGACTGATACCGCCACGGAAGCGGAAGCCGATCCTGACCGTCATCGCATGGAAGAAGCAATCCTGGCAACGCTGGCAAAGGGCGGGCCTGACAATCCCTTCAATGAAACCTTTTTTCAAGCCTACAATCAAGGGACGCTGACCTTCAGCCGGTCCGATCTGGAAGCGGTCGCCCTGGCGATCCATGAAGCCGTCTGTCTGAAAGGGGTCGCCGCTGACGCGGTCCTTCTTCGGGACAAGCTACGATCTTCAAGGGTAAAAGACGAGGTCCTGACGGGCATCCTGGACGGGTCAAAGGCTGTGGACGCTGCTGTCGCCCGCGCCTATATCGAAAAACTGCACGCCCTGGACGGATACCGCCGCGCCCATGCCGCCGGGCTGGACTATCTGAAAGCGGTCGAGAAGGCGAAACAATCCGGGGGGGAAGTGGAAACCGCCTTCGCTGACCTGTCCCGAACCGTCTTCGATCTGGCAACGGGAAAGAAGCTGATCCGGGACTATCCGGTCGAGAAAGACGCCGCCGAAGGCTTCCTGGACATCCTGAACGCCCGCCGCGCTGACGGTCGGAGTTGGCTGGGCCTGGACTGTGGCTTCGATCATCTAAACGAGGTCCTGAACGGTCTATCCGAAGGGGTCATCATACTGGCGGGCGCTCCGTCCTGTGGAAAAACCACGCTGGCGAAGCAAATCGGGGATACCGTCGCCGTAACTGAAAAGGTCCCGGTCCTGTTTTATTCTTTTGAGCAATCCGCCGAAGAACTGCGGATCAAGTCGCTGTCGCGCCTAGCTTCTGTGGACTCACGGGCCATCTGGAAGGGACGGACGGGGTCGGAAACCTGGCCGAAGGTCGAGAAGGCCGTTGAAGACTATCGCCGGGGGCCTGGGCCTTATCTGACCATCATCGAAGCCGGACGGAAGGACACCGTCGAAGCGATCCGCGCCGCCGCGCTCATGGCAAAACGCAAGGCCGGGGACAAGCCGGTCCTGCTGATCCTGGACTATCTGCAAATCATCCCAGCCGGGAAGGACGCGCCGGACGCCCTGCGGGAACGTATTGACTGGAACCTGTCGGAACTTCGCCGCCTGTCGCGGGATATAAAGTCGCCCGTTCTGGTCATATCATCCGAGAATCGAGAAGCATATAAGGGAAACAATCCGCCCACGCTGGCCGCCCTGAAGGAATCCGGGGGGATCGAGTATTCAGCCGACGCCGTCATCTGTCTATGGCGGGACAAGAAGGAATCCGAACGCCTGACAAAAGACTTCACCCGCCTGACGGTCCGGGTCGAAGCGCACGTCC